CATCTGGTCGAGCATACCCACCCGATCTAGCAAACTTGTCACCCATATCTAAAATTACAATGTCAGGTTTGTATGATTTACATACGGACTCAACCCATGCCATGTCACGATCAGACGCATCCTTGATCTTGATATTCTTCTTGACTGCATCGTAAACATCACGTGCTCTGGCAGGATTGTTCTTGACTTCTTGCATTGTCATACCTGTAGCTGCCGTAAGATACCTAGCACCAACACGGTGAGAGGCTTCCTCATTACATAGTATAACACACTTAGCACCTTGGTGTGCAAACCCATTCGGCCCTGCAATGAGAGAGGCATGGAATGAGGTCTTGCCTGTGTTAGGACGTGCACCCACCTCAATCAAGTGACCTGCATTTACACCCTCTACCTTGCGTGTCAGAGTAGGTATGTTGAATGTCCACTGTGATTCCAAATCATTCATGTCTAGCAGTGTGTCAATCTCAATGTCATCCCACTCAATGTTTAGGTCTGGTGTAAAATCATCTGCATATCTCTCAAGTAAATCACGTAATGGTTCAAGTGTATTCCTATCCCCATTCACATAATCAAACCCAAGGTTAGCAATGTCTTCACCAACCACCTGTTGAAACAGCTTAGACAACACCTCTTGTGCTACGTCACCACCCATCGGTGACTCTTTCTTTATCTGATTAAACAGAGAACCATAAGCTTGTTTCTGTGCCGTTGTAAGTGTGGGATTGTTTGACATGAACAATGCCTCAATCTCATCTGGTGTAACGGTACGTTCATAACGATCCATAGCCTTGTCGATAGACTGCTTAATCTTACGTACATCTTTGCTAAACAATCTGTCTGGACACTTAGCACCACGATGGGAATCGTAGAACTCTTTATCCATCAGACTTCGTATTAATGATAACTCCATTATGTATCTCCTAACGTGTTTAAGTTTTCAATGTCGGTAGTGTTACGATATTTCAAATCATCTGTCAACCTTAATACTTTGACTTTGTTTACGTAACCTCTTAGTTCTTTTGCAAACTGCAATGTCTTTGGTAAAGCATCGGGATCAAGTGCAATTACAATCGTGTCGAACTGGGAGAGATACCTCTTATGTGCCTCAGAGAGTGACGTACCCAACACTGCTACCCCGACATATACGCCACTCTCCGAGCATCCAGAACCGTCTGTCGCACCCACAATGGCGGCACTCACACAGTCCTCAACGACTACCCCAGTTTTACCACATCCAAAAACATAAGGCAAGGGATTTTTTCCATATCTTTTCCACTTAGGTAATTTTTTTCCTAGTGCTCTGCCTGTAGCATCAACCATAATATTGTTATGGACTACAGGAAATACGACACGGTGTTCCCTTACATCATACAACAAACCCAAGTTACCTGCATGTATATTCCATTGGTAACAGAAGTCTGCAATTGCATCATGGTCTTTTACAATCCACTCAGGTTTATCAAACCCTACTGCCTCAGTCTCTTGTGCAGTGCTGCCTAGTGAGTTACGTATATCCTCTGTAGTTAAATGAATACGTGTACCACCAGACACACTACAACCTGCCTTGTAACAATTCCACATAAGTTGACCCATGTTATTGGTAGCTGTAAATGTTTTTACACCATTACATACTGGACAATTAGTACGTTTAGTTTCTCCATTACTAATGTCCATATCACTTACATGTTGTTTTATACTAATCATATGTATCACTTTCAATGTTATTCGTTACACTCAATTTTACATATGTGTTTCTCTGTGTCAAGGCATTATTTGCACTATCGTATGTATGTTTCATATATGGTTTCACAGAAGACACATGTGTATGTCCTGTCACTGCCATGATTTGTGGCAATGGCACACCGTTGTCTACCATTTCTGTTACACCAGTTCTACGGATGTCCATAAGACGTAATTCCTCTGACAGTTTAGCCAGTCTCATTACCTTACGTCCAACCTTAGACAATCTCTCCATAGCATACGGCTCAAACCTACCGCCTCTGGGCTTTGGATGTGGTGCTACCCACTGTTGAAAACCAAAGTCAGCTTTCTGTTCTAGCAGCATGGCATTGAGGTTGTCACTGATAGGTAGAAATACCTCTGCCCTACGTTTGCTTTGCTCTAGAGTTAGCTGCTGCTTCTTGAGGTCAAGGCAATCCCATGTAAGATTACGCATGTCTCCAAGCCTCTGACACCACTCGTATGCCATGTGCACAATCAGTCCCAAGTTACGATACTCAAAGTCACTGTATGCCACGTCAAGAAACTTATTGACTTCACCATGTGTCCAGACAACCTTACGTTGTCTCTGCTGTTTACGTTTGATCTTACCAAATGGGTTCTGCTCTGCGTGTTCCATCTGTATTGCATAGTTAAATACCCTACTGGCACAAGTAGCAGTGTGATTAGCAAAACTGATACCACGTGTGACCCACTCCTCATATGCAGCCTTGGCAATCTTAGGTGTTACATCTCTATATTTTCTGTATCCCATTGTCTGATGTAAGATGGTAAGAAAATATCTGTAGTCTACTTTAGTTGAGTCACGTAACATATTGAAATCATTAGAAGAATAGTAGAAGTTAATCAAGTCTGTGACCTTGCTGCTTGGCTTGAGGTTCACAACTTTTGCCTGTTCTTCTCTCCAATTATCTATCTGTTTGTTTAACTCTTTTGCTAAAGCTTTACACTGCTTCAGATTATTGCCTAATTCTTCACGTGAAACAACACCTGCATTGACTAGCTTCTGTGGTGGATTAAAACGGTACGATGTGTCACCCGAAAGTGACACTCGTTTCTGTACAAATCTAGGCAGTGCTACCATTAATTTTCTCCTTTACTAATTCAAAGGCAGAAACTGCCAGTATGTGTATGTCATCAAAAATATCATCCCCATCCCGATACTCATTGCTCTCAGTAACATGATCCTCTATCCACTTTATACGTGCATCATGCATTTCATACTCCAATGTTTCTGAGTCAGATAAAATTTCATCTGGAAATTCTTCTGTTAGGTGGTGGGCAGAAGCCCACTTTAGATATTCCCACCACTCTTGACTTGACATGTTCATTAAGCAGCTTCCAATTGTACAAATCGTTTGTTGGATACCCACTTGGATACCTCTTGCTCACGTGACCACATGCTGATAGCTTGTGTATCATTGCCAGTGTTACGTAGGTTGAAACCGTTACGTTCATCTGCGTATGAGGCATAGTTAGTAAACGCAGAGTATAATGCCCACTTGTTGTGACCACGTTGTGATGCCTCATGTAGATACAATTGGTACATCTTCTCTGACTTACGGTCAGACTTAATCATATCATCAAGCAATGACTTTATGTCCACATATTTTGTGGAAGTCTCAGCCCACACTTGCATCTTAGCTGCCTCTGTATAGAAGTCTGTACGTGCTCGTTGCAGTTCAGATATAAAACTATCTAGTGAAAAGTTTGATGTGTTCTTTCTACGTACCTTGTCGTACTCACCACGTATCATTCCATTGGTGCAGAAGAAATCAATAGCACCAAAGTATACTTGGTTACTACATGACCCATCGACACCATGCAAAGCAATGATACGATTGCCTATGCTAGTCTCCATCTTGTCTGTTACAATCGGTACTTGCATGTCAGGCAAGGTAATGTCGAGCATTGACCACGCTCCATTACGTGCAGTAGACCACTTGTAATTGGCGTTCTCAAGATCACCGTCTGTTAACTCCTCTGTAATTGTATCATACATATTACGATAGAAGTCACCGTGTGACGCACACTTGAACCCTTCACCTACGATACCAAGGTAATCGCCAGTGTCTTGATTTATAACATATTTTTTGTCATCCATCTTTGTCGGTTCAAATTCTACATCAAAGTCTAAGTGTGTTGGAATATCAAATGGCATATATTTTCTCCTTTTCATTTGTTATATTGGCAACTGATAATTAGTTATATCACATACCGTTTCCCTGTACTAGTAACGATAAGCTATTTGTAAAATATGTGTGACCCTAAAGTCACAGTTTGTTCGTAGTGTTTACTCCAGAATGGTCGTACATAATTTGCATGGTAGTACACAGACCCATCGGTATTGTCCTTGATGTATCCACGTACTACGTTGTGTGCAACCACCTTGGAAAATGCCCATGCTATTTCGTCCTTTGGTTTGTCTGACTTACCGTCACAGTACCAACTAAACTGGCATTTACCCAAGCCCTTCTCCAGACCCTGCTGCACCACCGTACAAGCATCATCAGGAAACTTGTCACTGGCTACACGATTGAGCACGACATGAGCCACACCTACTTGGCTTTCCAATGGCTCAC